AACTACAATTAAGACCTGGCAGGAGCTATTCCCGGAAGATGTATGGGGTCAGATGCGCTGGCAACCGCCTATTACCCACCATCTTAAACTCCCCAGCAGAGATAATGCCCCTGGTATTGACTGTGAAGTTATATTCATGGCCCTTTCTACGCCCCAAGATGTGCGTAAGCTGCTGTCATTGGAGCTAACTGGTGCGTGGGTGAATGAGGCTAGAGAGCTACCAAAGGCTGTGATCGATGGTTTGACCCACCGCGTTGGCCGTTATCCTACCAAATCCGATGGCGGTGCGTCCTGGTATGGGATTATCATGGATACTAACCCGCCCGATGCGGATCACTGGTGGCATGAGCTGTCAGAGAAGAATCCTATCGGTGGCCGGTTCCCGTGGAAGTTCTTTCGTCAGCCAGGTGGTGTCTTGGAGGTGTCTGCCAAGGATCTACCAGAGAACCCGGAAGCAAATGGTTTTGTATTTTCCGGTGGCAAGTGGTGGATGGTTAATCCTTCTGCGGAGAACAAGACGCATTTGCCGGATGGTTACTATGAGCAGCTTCTCGGCGGAAAGAATGCTGACTGGATCAGGTGCTATGCAGAGGGCAAGTTTACCTTCGTGCAGGAAGGCAGGCCGGTTTGGCCGGAGTATGATGATGAAATGATGTCTGCGGATGTGCAGTATGATCCGCAATACCCGTTACAAATCGGCGTTGACTTTGGTTTGACACCGGCGGCTATCTTTGGGCAGAGAACATCTGGCGGTGCGTGGAAGATCCTCGATGAGCTTGTGACGTTTGACATGGGGCTTGAGCGCTTTGGGCAAGAGTTGATAGGCAAGATCGCTGCAAGCTTCAACAAAGCAGAGGTGCAGATCTGGGGAGACCCTGCTGGGAACAAGCGTGACGAGATCTACGAGGTTACAGCCTTCGATCACTTGCAGTCTATTGGGTTTCGCGCACAGCCGACAGATAGCAATGCTTTCAATGTAAGGCGTGAGGCTGCTGCGGCTCCTATGAACCGGCTGGTTGGTGGCAAACCTGGTCTTCTCGTTAGCAAAAAGTGCTTGAGGCTGCGTAAATCTTTGAGCGGCGGCTATTTCTTTAAACGTGTGTCTATGGGCGCTGGGCAGGATCGGTTTAAAGACGCGCCGGTGAAGAATGAACACTCTCACTGCGGGGATGCGTTTGGATATCTTATGCTCGGTGGCGGTGAGCAGCGCAGATTGCGGCGCGGAACCTATGGCGGAAGCTTTGCGGGTGGGCAAACATTCAACGCAAGCACAGATTTCGAGGTCTTCTAATGGCTTTAGTGCAGCTCCCCCAGGTAAGAATGGGCCACGATGAGCACATTGTGCCTCTAAGCTATGAGCATCTTACCAGGATACGGCTCAAGAAAGAAAACCGTGACTTCGTAAACGTGATACCAAACTATCTGGATTACGTCTGGGATCACGCAGTAGATGGTATGAGCTGGGCAGGTATAGGCAGGGGCAAGGTTATCTCTGCATTTGGTATTAGGCCATTCTGGGACGGTGTTGCAGAAATGTGGCTTATACCTGGAGAGGAGATAGACCGCCATGCGATATCGGTTATACGAGCTTCTAAACAACTAACCGATACCGCAATAGCTAATAATGGCATAAAAAGACTACAGATCTGCGTAAATAGCGATAACGATACCGCATTTAGGTTTGCCAAGGCACTACGTTTCGAGGTAGAAAGTATTATGAGAAAGTACGGACCGGATGGGTCTGACTACTACATGATGGTGAGGTTTTAATATGTCTGGAATATTTGGCGGTGGTGGATCTTCGGCTCCCCCTCCTAAGTCAGCAGCACAAATTCGTGCAGAGCAAGATGCTGAGGCGGCCAGAACTCGCGCAGAGGAACGTGCGACTTCTAGAGAGAAGTCAGAAATGCAAGGCGTTCAACGCCGCCGCCGTCTTCGTAGAATTGGTGGTATGCGTTTGTTGTTCTCCCCCGCTCGGCGTGAGGGTCCAGACTCGCAAAATTTAAAGACTAGGCTCGGGGGTGACTAATGGCCAGTTTCGCACAGCAGGTTAAGATGGACTTTAACAATGCTGTTAGGTCTGTTGGCAGAGCTTTCTCTGGAGCGTCAAAGCCAAGGGGCGCTCCAGTATCCATGAAGAAAAACACTCTAAGAAGCAGGAAGTCTGCTGCAATGTTGAAGAATATGATGGCTAACAGCAACAAAAGCGATGATGGCCCTGGTTATTCTCGCGCTCCGGCTGGCCCCACTCCAGAGCAACAGGTTGCTTCTGCCAGGGCTGCTGAAAGAGAGGCTAAGATAAAGAAGGGCAAGGCTCGGCGCAAGAAGTATGAGGCCGCCCAGACTATGGCTAAAAAGATGAAGCTAATTTTTGTAGATTAGAAAGGCTCGACATGACTCAAATCAAATCAGATCCCCGCGTTCACCACAGAAATCGTCCAGAGGTTGAGATGGTTCGCGCGAGAAATGCCAAGGGCGGGTTTGTTGCTGACGATCCTAATACCCCTGAGAATGAAGCCTGGGTAGAAAAACCAAAGGCTAAAGCAAAAGCCAAGCCCAAAGCTAAAGCCAAGAAGTAAGATATGGTTAAGAAGGCGCACCAAAATCCGAAGGGCGGTCTTAACGAGGCCGGTCGAAAGCACTTTGAGCGTAAGGATGGGGGCAATTTAAAGGCTCCCGTCAAGACAGGGACCAATCCCCGGCGTGTTAGCTTTGCTGCTAGGTTCGCTGGGATGAAAGGCCCGATGAAGAATGAGAAGGGTGAACCCACCCGCAAGGCTCTGGCTCTAAAGGCATGGGGTTTTGGATCGGTAGAGGCGGCGCGTAACTTCGCTAACCGTAATAAAAAAGGATAATGAGATGGCTCGGCTAGACGTAAGAGAGATCATGGAGCGTGAGGCCAAGGCCCAATCCCGCAAGGATCAATGGCGTACTATCTATGAGGATTGCTACGAGTTTGCTCTGCCGCAGCGCAATATGTACGATGGAAACTATGAGGGTAACACCGCCGGTCAGAAGAAGATGGGCCGTGTGTTTGACTCCACAGCTATCTCAGCCACTCAGCGTTTTGCTAACCGCATACAGGCTGGCTTGTTCCCACCTCAGAAGCAATGGTGTCGCCTAGAGGCTGGCACTGGCATCCCAAGAGAACAACAGCCACAGGCTCAAGCTGCGCTTGATGCTTACACTGAACGGATGTTTGAGGTAATGCGCCAGACTAACTTTGATCTGGCTATGGGCGAGTTCCTTCTGGATCTCTGTGTGGGTACTGCCGTAATGATGGTGACGCCTGGTGATGAGGCAACTCCGATCCGTTTTACACCGATCCCTCAGTATCTCGTTTCGATTGAAGAAGGCACATTCGGCAATGTCGATAATGTTTATCGCAAGCTACGAATGAAAGCTGAAGCGATACCGCAAGAGTTCCCTGATGCTGAAATGACGCCGGAATTGGTAGATGCGATATCAAGATCACCATCTAAAGAGATCGATCTTATGGATGCTGTGATCTATGATTACGAAAGAGCGATCTATTGCTATCATGTTATCTGGCCTGGTAAGCGGCAAGATCTGGTCTACCGCACCATGAAGTCTTCGCCATTTATCGTTGCGCGTTACATGAAGGTTGCCGGTGAGATCTATGGCCGTGGCCCACTGGTGACTGCGATTGCTGACATCAAGACGCTAAACAAGACCGTTGAGTTAGTTTTGAAGAATGCTTCCTTGTCGATCTCTGGCGTATATACTGCTGCTGACGATGGCGTTCTTAACCCTCAGAACGTAAAGATCCAGCCTGGTGCAATCATTGGTGTGGCTCGTAACGGTGGCGCACAGGGTCCGTCCCTGTCTCCTCTGCCCCGTGCCGGTGACTTTAACACAAGCCAGATCGTTATGAATGATCTGCGCATGAACATTAAGAAGATCTTGATGGATGATACGTTGCCGCCTGACAATATGTCAGCCCGGTCTGCGACTGAGATTGCTGAAAGATCCCGTGAGCTTGCTTCTAATCTTGGTTCTGCGTTTGGTCGATTGATTGATGAAACTATGATCCCGCTGGTATCGCGCATTCTCTATGTAATGGACCAGGCTGGCTACATCGATCTGCCGCTAAAGGTCAACGGTGTAGAGGTAAAGGTCACGCCGGTGGCTCCTTTGGCTCAGGCTCAGAAGTTACAAGAGGTGAACGATATCGTGCAGTTTATGCAGATTGCCAACTCTCTAGGCCCACAGGGTCAGATGGCATTGTCGATCCCACGGATTACAGCATTCATTGCCGATAAGATGAACATCAAACAGGACTTGCTTACCACAGCGGAAGAGCAAGAAATGATGATGCAACAGATGCAGGCGCAAGCAATGGCCGAACAAGGGCCGCCGACTGCTAATGATGGTGGAGCAACAATGGAGGCTATGCAATGAGTTCACCCGATGGGTGGGAAGGTTTAACCCAAGCAATAAGCGAAAGCCCAAAGGCTGCTGATATAGATGTTCTATACGGCAAGGTTTTTAAAAGCACAGAGGGGCAACGTGTTCTAAGTCATTTGCGCAGCATAACGATTGAGCAACCGACTTGGTTTCCTGGAGAGGATGCGAGTTTCGGCTATGTAAGGACAGGCATGGCAGAGATGGTACGCATGATTGAGAAAAGAATAGAAAGGTCAAACAATGGCTGAAGCAATGGCAGAACAAGTGGAGGCTGACGCCCCAATGATTAACGTGGCAGAGCCGGACACTCCTCAAGAGGATGCGCCGGTTGCTGTGCATGAAGAGCCGCAGGGTGAGCCTGCTGCTGCAAGTGATGATGAGCCGTTAGAGCGGCCAGATTATTATCCAGAAAAGTTTTGGGATGAGGATGGCCCAGATGTTGAAAAGCTGGCAAAGAGTTATGCAGAGCTTGAGAAAAAGTTTAAAGCCGGAAAGCATAAAGCACCGGAAGAGTATGATATATCTGCACTTGCGGATCAGGGTTTGGACTCTGACGATCCGACTGTCGCCGTATATCAAGATTGGGCTAAAGAAAACGGGATTAGCCAGGGTGCATTCGAGGATCTTGCAGGCCGTGTGCTTGCCTTGTCTAAGGATGAGCAAGAGAGCGTACAGTACGATCAGCGCGTGGAAATGGAAAAATTAGGGGCTAATGCCTCTGAAAAGATCCAAATGACTGAGCGTGTTCTGATGAAGGCTCCTTTGAGTAACTCTGAGCGTGAAGCAATAGCATATTCACTTAATAATGCTGACGCAATTAATGCTTTCTTGAAGTATCACCAGGCCATTACTAATGAGAACATTCCTATTAAGCCTACGATCCAGCAAGAGACCATGACAAAGCAGGATTTGCAAGTTGCTATCTCTGACCCGCGCTGGCAAAGCGATGCTGCTTGGCGCACTCAGATGGAACAAAAGTGGTTTCAATCTCAGCAGAAGTGATAGAGACTTGCAATAAATATCGCTTGCGTGTATTTTAGCCTTAACGGCTAACCGTGCTCGGCCCGTTGGATGTAGTAATCTACTGGTTGGCGCGGCCATAACGCGCAAGCGACCGCCCGGAACCTCGGATAACGGAAGCGTTTAATTGAAACGCAAAAGGAGGTTTTTGCAAATGGCGATTAACGTCTCAACCGCGTTTGTTGATCTTTTCGATTCTGAGGTCAAACAAGCGTATCAAGCCGAATCTGTGCTTCGTGGCACAATGCGGACCCGCACCGGCGTTGCCGGTAATACTGTTAAGTTCCCAACAATCGGTAAAGGTGTAGCTACGCTCCGCGTACCACAAACCGATGTTACTCCACTTAACGTCACATACGGCCAAGTAACTGCGACAATGGAAGACTACATTGCAGCAGAATACTCAGACATCTTCCAACAGTCCCACATCAACTTTGATGAGCGTTCTGAATTGGTACAGGTTGTATCTAAGTCTATTGCTCGTCGCATGGACCAGATCATGATCGATGCTCTGAACGCGGCCACTGGCACATCTACTGTTGCAACAAGCATTGGTGGTGCTGCTTCTAACATGAACATCGAAAAGCTCCGCGCTACTGCAAAAGCTATGAACGAGAAAAACGTACCTTCTGAAGGCCGTAACTTGCTCATGCACGCTTCTCAGCTAGATGCTTTGCTCGGTGAAACTGAAATCACAAGCCAAGACTTTGCTTCTGTCAAAGCTCTTGTCCAAGGTGAGATCAACACATTCATGGGCTTCAACATCTTGACAATGGGCGACCGTGACGAAGGCGGTATTCCTAAGCCTTCTACTCGTACCTGCTTTGCCTGGCACAAAGATTCTATGGGCTATGCTGAGTCGATGGCTCAGAAAACCGAAGTCAACTATGTCCCAGAAAAGACATCGTTCTTGGTTAGCTCCATGTTCTCTGCTGGTTCCGTCGCAATCGACGGCGAAGGCATTGTCAAAATTTCTTGCACTGAATAAGGAGAATAAGACATGGCATTCGCAACAGCAAATTGGGCAACAGTTGGCGCTTCTAAAAGCGGCAATGCTCCAGCTATCTACAGCTATAAGTCTGCTACAGACAACAAAGCTGCTATCGCTGGCTCTGGCTATTTCAACACAGTTGAAGCTCTTATCACTACTGGTGATTGGATCTACACATACGGCAGCGATGGCGGTCAAACGCTTGTCGCTACCAACACAGCAGGCGTCATTACAACGGCTGTAATCTAAAGAAAGAAGGGGCTGGATACTCTGGCCCCTTCCACCCTTTACGGAGAACGATATGGCTGCTGGTGATACCTCACTCTCGATCTGCTCGGATGCTCTGATATTGTTGGGCGCTTCGCCCATTTCTTCTTTTACAGAAGGATCTGATTCAGCCCAGGCTTGTGATCGACTTTATCCAGATCTCCGCGACTCGCTGCTTTCAAACTATCAATGGAGTTGGAGCGTTAAAAAGGTGCAGCTAAATCGGCTGTCTACTGCTCCTATCGATGAGTGGAAATATGCCTATCAAATGCCAGGGGATATGCTCTCCGGCGTCTTAGCCTTATTTACAAGCGCTGGTATTGGCGAAAACCCTGTCCGGTACGGGTGGGAAGTTTACGGCGATCAGCTATACACAAATTTCGAGAAGGTTTTTATCGACTACCAAGGTACAATCGATGAAAGCAAAATGCCAAATTACTTTGTGCGCCTTCTCCGCACCTCACTGGCTGCTGAGTTAGCCTTTACAATTACCGATCAGATTAGCAAGTCAGACTACTTTCGGGCCTTGGCATATGGCTCACCCGGTGAGTCAAACCGTGGTGGCTTGATGCGTGAGGCAATGAACATAGATAGTCGCGGTAAGCCGCCGCAGATCATTGAGGATTATTCTCTTATTGATGTGAGATACTAAAATGCGGATTATGCAGTTCCAAACCAATTTCTCGGTTGGTGAGCTTGATCCGCTTATCCGCGCTCGTACCGACTTGCAGCAATATCAGAATGCTCTTGAGGAAGCTACGAATGTAATCATTCAGCCGCAGGGTGGGTTCAAGCGCCGGGATGGTACGAAGTTTATCTATGACTTTGGCTCAAGTTTTACTGACTTCAAGGTAATCCCCTTTGAGTTTAGCGTTGATGATAGTTACCTCTTGGTGTTTGTCACTCAGAGGATCTATGTGTTTAAGGCTGGTGTCTTGCAGACCAACATTAACGGCTCTGGTAATGACTATATTACGGCAACCGATATCACTACCGCTATGCTGGATGATATCAACTATACCCAGGCGGTTGATACGCTCATTCTCTGCCATGAGGATCTTCAGACTAAGAGACTTGTGCGAAACGGTGACACAAGCTGGACGTTGGAGAATCTGCCTCTGACAAACCTTCCTCAGTATGCTTATGCCTTTGACACGCATCAGCCAGACTTTACGATCACGCCCAGCGCCACAACTGGAAACATTACGATCACAGCTTCGTCAATGACTACTGACACTGGTACGGCCCAGGCTGGAAGCTCAAACACGATTACTCTCAAGGCAGCAACAAACTACACCGATGACGATCAACCAAACGGTATGTTTATTACTTTAACTTCTGGTACTGGATCTGGACAGACGCGGCACGTTGAGGACTATGTAGCTTCCACCAAGGTTCTGACTGTCTATCCCGCATGGGATACGGCTCCCGATAACACCACTGGCTATAAGGTTTCTGCATTTGCAGAGGCCGCTGTCGGTGAATACGCTCAAGTCACAAGCACTTTTGGTCGCGCTCGGTATGTAGAGTATGTTTCTGACACGGTAATGAAGGCCGTTACGGAGGTTGATTTCTTTGACACCGATGCTGTTACTGCTGGTTTCTGGGAAAGCGAACATGGTTACGAAGATGTTTGGTCCAGCACTCGCGGCTGGCCTCGGTCTGCTGCATTCCATGAGGGCCGGTTGTATTTTGGTGGATCTAAGTCTCGGCCAAATACTATCTGGGGTTCTGGTGTAATCAATTACTTTGATTTCAACGCCGGTACTGGACTTGACGATGAGAGCGTTGAGGCAACAATCAACACTAATCAGCTCAATACTATCGTCAACTTGTTCTCTGGCAACGACTTTCGGATCTTCACAACCGGTGGTGAGTTTGTAATCCTGCAAGGAGCCAATGATCCAATCACACCGTCTAACTTCTTTGTCAGGCCACAGACACGGCTAGGAGCAAAGTCTGGTATTCCGATTGAAGAGCTAAACGGCGCGTCAATCTTTATTCAGCGCCAAGGTAAATCTATCAACGTCTTCCAGTTTGGCGATACTACAGCATCCTATCAGGTGCAGAACATATCGGCACTAAGCTCTCACTTGCTAAAGAACCCTGTAGATATGGCCGCGCGTAGGGCTGCATCTACAGATGAATCGGATCGCCTGTTTGTGGTTAACGGTACTGACGGATCGATGGCGGTTTACTCTATCCTGGTCGGTCAGAATGTTATTGCGCCAAGCCGGTTCACAACAGACGGTGAGTTTATAGCTGTGGGCGTTGAGGTTGCAGATGTTTATGTGATCGTTAAACGGACTATTGATAGCACTGACAACTATATGCTGGAGAAGTTTGACCCAGATCTTACGCTAGATAGCGCTAAGGAGGGCGGAGCGGCTTCCTCAGTGACGTTACAGCATCTTGAGGGGGAGACAGTCCAGATCATTAGAGATGGCGTTCTAGAGCCAGAACAGACTGTCCCAGGATCTCCTTACACAGTTACGTTTGCTTCTGCTGCTACGTCTAGCTACCAGGTTGGTTTGAATTACACAGTCACAGCTAGGACGATGCCTGCGGAGCCGGTGCTATCTTCTGGATCTGTGCAGGGCTTTAAGAAACGTATTATCCAGGTTGATGCTATTGTGAACAGCACGAAGGATATGACGATTAACGGCAAGCAGATCTCGTTTAGAAACTTTGGCGAAGATGTGTTGGATTCACCCGTGGAGCCTTTCACTGGCATAAAAACTGTGCATGGCTTGTTGGGGTATAGCGGAACGGGGCAGATTACTATTAGCCAGAATGTTCCATTGGAAATGATTGTTCTCGGTCTTGAGTACCGGTTGAGCGTGGGGAGTTTATAAATGGAAGCTGCTTTTACAGTTGTATCGATTGGAAGTAAGCTTGCTCAAGCTAGTGCGCAAAGAAATGTCGGCGCTGCGCAGCAGGCGAGCTATGAGCGGCAGGCAGAACAGGCGGAGCTGCGCGGTCGATCGGAGGCCATTGCATACAAGCAGAAAGGGTCCGAAGCCTTGAAACGATTAAATGAAACGCTGGCTGCTATCGTGGCTAGAGCTGGTGCTGGAGGTGTTGATCCTACGTCTGGGTCTGCGGTTACAGTCCAACAGTTTGCAATGGGCGAAGGCATCGAAGAGTTTAATATTGCCGCTGATAACGCCGCTTTGGCTCTTGGTGAGGGTTATACTCAAGGTGGTATTTACAGATCCGCTGGGTCTATAGCAAAGAAAACTGCGGACGTTGCTGCACTTGGTAGTGTTGGTGAGGCCGCTTATATGGCCGGTCAGTTAATATAGGTTAGGTTAGAATATGGCACAACTTCCACGATATCAGCGATTGGGCCTACAAACCCGTCAGCCGGGGAATATTGACTTTGCTGATATACGGGAACAGGCAAGGTATGCCGACACTCTTTCTCAGCAACTAAACCGGATGTCTGACTTCGCGTTTAAGAAAGCCTCTGAGATGGCTGTTGAGCGCGGCCAGGAGCGTGTGCGCGAGGAAGGTGCTTTACCTACACTTGAAGCTATAGAAGAGAAGGGCGGCCCTACTACAATAGCGGAACGTGCAGCATATGCTCTCGGCAGTCGCGTGGCTGTTTCTGAAATACAGAACGAAGCTGAAATCGAGATCATGCGGATCTTGAACGATGCTGAAAGAAATGAAACTCCATTCACCGCTGTTCAGGCGCAACTTGCAGATGTGACGGATGGATATTCGGCTTCACTTAGCACATTAGACCCAGAATCGGCATTGCTCTTGAAGGAACGGCTTTCCGGTTCATCTATCAAAGCTTCCGAAAGATATTCTAATTGGTATGTTAATCTGCAAGCCGCAAAGGCCAAGGCAAAAATAAACGATGCTGCGGATCGTCAGCTTGAAGTTATTTTGCAAGAGGCAATTCTTCCTGGAGCAAACAAGAGAACTATAGAGCAGTCATTGGCTTCTTCTTCTGAGTTGCTTTCAGGATTGGGCGCTTCCGAAAAACAACTAAACGCTTTTGAGGAAATGGCTTATAGCGCTGCCTTTAAGGAAAATGTGCTTTACAAATTCAATGTAAGTTCTCTTGATGAGAAGGCCCGTTTTCTTGAGCAAATGAAGACAAAGCCTATGCCGGGAATGTCTCTTGAGCAAACACAATCTTTTAGGAAATCACTTACAGCAGATTACAATGCTCAGGTTAGAGTGACGCAGGGCGAGGCTGCTGCAATTGTTTCTGATGCAAATGAGCAAGCTCGGATCTTAGCCTTGGGCGGTATGCCATCTCAAAAGCAAGTATTAACATTAATGGAACGAGCTGAAGCCGCTGGAGAATACGGCGTTGGCGCTAGGGATGCTGTCGGCGTCCTTCAGTTCAACATGGAAAAAGCTGAAGCATTTAGGAAAATGACTCCAGAGGATCTGGCCGCAGAGGTGCAAGCTTTACGTCAGGGTCTTGAGGGCATTGGCGAAGCTGGCATTGATACTCTTCTAGAAGCTAACACATTAAACGTAGCCGAGGCATATTTAAGTTCAGCTCAACAGGCTATGGCAAAGGCCGAAACAGCTCGTAAAAAAGAGTATGAACCTATTGTTAATGAATTAACAGAACAGGTTAATAATTTTCAAGCTTTGGTGGATTCCGGTCGAGATGTAGAAACCAGTGATATTGCCGATCTAATGGAGGCGATAGCTACTGTACCAATAGATTTAAGGGGCGATCTTCCAGATGAAGTAATAGCCTTAAACATTACAAGTAATACTGTTGAAGCCATAAGGGGAATGACACCGCCAGAGGCCGCTGGATATCTGAGATCTCTTGAAGGTGGCATTGAGAGTTTTGGCGGAGAGGGTGTTGATACCCCTGTAGAAATTCAAACATATGACTTGGCAAAAAAGATGCTGTCAGGAATGGAAGCTGAACTAAAGAAAGATCCATTGTCATATGCTATGCGTGTTGGTCTTACTGATTCCAACGGTAATGAAATTGAAATCACGCCGATTAATTTTACAGATCCAGATGCAACTTTGGAAACAATGAGAAAGCGCATTGATGATGCAACAATTGTTTCTGCTAAGTATTCAACGCCGGTTACATACTTTACGCCACAAGAAAGATCTATGCTGGCAGAAGTAATCGATGGATCTGATCGATCACAGAAAATGTTTTTCTTGGGTGCTATTGTAGATGGTGGCGGTCAAGCTGCCCCAGATATGCTTGCAGAAATATCTAAGACTGCTCCAGAGTTTGCCGGTGTTGGCGCTTTGGTTGTAAGTGAAAGAATGGATGCGGCTAACATGGCATTGCGCGGCATGGACTCAATAAAGGCCGGGTTTAAGCCTATAGACTTCACGCCTTCTAATACTGATATACCGTTCAATGCTAAAACAAGTGAGGCTCTTCGCTATCAGCCAAATGCAATTGGCATTACTCGTGATGTTGCTACATCTATCTATGCAGACATGGCCAGAAACAAAGACGCGTTTGATGAAGATCTTTGGAATAATGCAATTGACATGGCTCTTGGAGCTGATGGTTTTGGCCGTGGTGGCATCCAAGAAGTTCGCGGTGTTAATACATACTTGCCGCCAGAATTAAATGTGGATGACATCAAGGTGGCCCTAAAGGCAATTACACCGGAAAATATTTCTGTCGCCTCTGGTGGCCAAGTTCTTACAGATGAGTTTGCAAAAGTCATTTCTGGTCGTGGGCTTAATCTGGACAATAACTATAAGCCAGTATCATATGGTGGTAATAATTTCATTTTAGCATATGGTGATCCTAGCATTGGTCAGCCAATATATGTTTTTGATGAAGCCGGTGAGTTGCTTGTCTTTGATATGTTGAAGCTAGTTGAGGCTACTAAATGAACTTTGACAAGCCAGATAGATTAGACATTCTTCCTCAACAAGGTCTTACCGAGCCGCCTGGTACGTTAGCAGAAAACCTAACTACTGCATTTGATGTCGCTCGGTTCAATGGCGGGTCTGGCAGCAACAGTAAAGCGTTTACAATGCTTGAGATATGGGGTCCGATTGTAGATCTTGCCAACGAGAATGGCGGAGATTTTGAAAACCCTGGTATGTATCTCGCTGGAAGTCTGTTTGATGCAAGTTCTCCTCAACTTTATGAAAAGGTATCTCAGGATATTTATTCTTGGATGGCGCAAAACAAAAATACTCTTCCGCCAGAGTTGCAAGATATAACTCCTGATGTAATAAATCAGCGCACAAAGGATTTCGTTCAATCCAAAGAAAATGAATTAGCAGAGCTGGCAAGAACAAATCCCGACTTAGCTAGTGCTGCTGCTCGTTTTATCGGCTCTATGGGCACTGCTTTTGGCGATCCAGTAACTCAAGCGACTATGCCGTTTGGTGGATGGTCTAAATCTCTTTGGAAGAATGTAATGCAGAACGCCGCAATAAATGCCGGTGCTGGTGCAATCACTGAGGTTGATGTTAAAAAATGGTATGATGAGCTTGGCTTTGAATATGGCTATGATGACTTTTTAAAGAATGTAGCCATTCAAGGCGCATTCGGCGCAGCATTGCCTGTGGCTGGTCGCGGCATACAGATGACCGCAGCTCAAGTCAAGAAGGGCATACAGATGACCGCAGCTCAAGCCAAGAAGGGCTGGGAAGTATTATCGGGCAAAGGCCGCAAGCCTATTAGCCCAGAGGATCAAGCACTGGTTGATGTCCTTGAAGCACAAGAAGAAGTAGTTGCTAGTAATCCGCTAGAAACGCCTCAAGATCCTAATGTGGCAGAGTTTGAGCATCAGAGCCGCTTAACTAAGGCTCAGGCTGCAATAGAAAATAATATGGCTCCTAATATAACTCCAGAGCCTAACGCCCCTGTAAAGCCTGCTGTCGAAGCCCAGGCCGCAGATAATCTTGATGGTGTTCTATATACATTGGATCCAGAACAAATTGAGGTTGACGCCAAGACATTCCAGTTCAAAGCGGGTGGTGATGAGTTTGGCGTAACGGAGCGCCTTCAAGGCGTAACTGTATGGGATAAATACAAAGCCGGTATGGTGACAGTGTATGAGTACGCTGATGGTCGTTTAGCAATTGCCGATGGACATCAACGGTTAGGGTTAGCCAAGCGTATTCGATCTCAAGATCCTTCTCAGGAAGTAAAGATAATTGGATACAAGCTGCGCGAAGTTGATGGCGTCAGCCCAGAGGAAGCGCGTGTTATCGCCGCAATGAAGAACATTGCAGAAGGTACTGGTACATCAATTGATGCAGCTAAGGTGTTGCGTGTTGAGCCTGGTAGATTGTCGGAGCTGCCGCCACGGTCTGAGCTTGTACGTCAGGCTAGAGATATGATGGCTCTTAGCGATCAAGCATTTGGCGCTATTATTAATGAAGTAATCCCGGCAAACTATGGCGCCATTGTTGGCAGATTAATTGATGATCCTAAGCTTCAAGATGCTGCTATTCAGGTCTTGGCTAAGTCTGAACCTAGCAACGCCTTCCAGGCAGAATCAATTGTGCGCCAGGTTCGTGAGGCTGGAGCTGAAGAGGTAGAGCAAATATCTCTATTTGGCGAGGAGATGGTAACTGAAAGCTTTTATGTCGAGCGCTCAAAGGTTTTAGATCGAGCATACAAAGAGCTGCGTAAAGATAAAGCCGCATTTGAAACATTGGTTCGCAACTCAGATCGCCTGGAAGCAGAAGGCAATATCTTAGTTAAGGACGCAAACAAACGAAAGGCAGATACAGATGGCCAAACAATCGCGCTCCTCCAAACGCTTGCAAACCGCAAAGGGCCGCTCTCAGATGCCCTCAACCAAGCAGCAAGAACAGCCAGGGAGACAAACAGCTATGTCCAAGCAACCAGAGGCTTCCTTGATGCTGTCAGAGGATCAATTGAATCGGGCGACTTCGACCGCTTATCTTCTGGCGACGTTGGACGCGCTGTCGATGGTACGCCGCAGATCAGCAGATCTGAGATTGAAAGAGAGCCAGCCCTTGAGGGATTCGACGAGCCAACTGGGATAGCATCGGAGCGTCAGGCCGATCAACTTATTGATGATATGTTTGGCTCTGATGAGGTAGACGTTGATTCTGTTGCTGGCCTCAATCGGTTGCTTGATGAAAGCCCGACAAGAGATCAGATAGAAAACCATCCGTCTGTAATTAAAGCGCTAGATGATATGGAGGCCCGTCCAGAAACTATAGGTCTGGAAGGCTATAACACAGAAACTTGGCATAACTCTCGCGTTTATAAAATAGATGACCAGGACGTTATCTCAACAGCCGAGGCAATGGCTAGATTTGAGCTTGATGCAGAACAATTGGCCTTTAAGGAGCTGGGCATAGATCCGCAGCCTGTTCTTAGAAATAAAGAGCTTACTATAGTTCTAGGACCGCCAGCTTCCGGTAAAAGCACAATCGCCAATGAATTGGCTATAGCAAATAAATCCGCCATTCTCGACAGCGATGAAATCAAGAAGGCACTACCCGAGTATGAAGGCGGCATTGGTGCAGCAGCAACGCACGAAGAAAGTTCCGATCTGGCAAAGATATTACAGTCATTGATGATTGAGCAGGGCACTAATATCGTTTTGCCAAAAGTGGGCCATACCGCCTCTAGTATTCGCAAAGTAATATCACTATATAAAGATAAGGGGTATAAAGTCCGTATTGTAAATATGGATGTAACTCCAGAAAACGCATTTCAACGTATGATTAGGCGTTTCGTTTCTTCTGGCAGAATTATTCCACCGGTATATCTTGATCGGGTCGGATCTAATCCATCTGCTACATACAGAACATTAAAACAGGAGGGCGTAGCTGATGGCTATGCAGAAATTGACAACAACGGTGGATTCAATGATCCCAAAGAAATCAAAGATATCTCAGGAGACAACCCGTTACTCGGATCTAGCTTCGATGTACCTGCGGGTGGAAGAACAGGACCAGACGCTATCAGACGCGCAGAGCGCGATAGTGCAGAATATTCTCTCGAAAAAACGCAGCCGTCCCCAGACGGAGGAATAGCTGACGATATAAATACATCTGACATCTTTGATGACATGGATCTTGAGGTTCCTTTAGGTGAGCGGATAGATCCCGAAACTGGTGATGTTCTCCCGGCGACTATGACGCTGCGAGATTTGAAGGCACAAATGG